TATCTTCTTCCGCTTTTTGATGCCGTTCTTTTGTTTTACTGTCTTGTACGTTGTTTTTGAAAATTTTGCTAATTTTTTGCCTATGTACTTGCGCCCAGATAGATTATTTGTAATTAGATAAACAAATCCCACACATTCTTCGGGTAAGGTCTCAACTGGGGTGTCTTGATATCGCCATGTCATGTGAGTTTGGGGAATTGCCTTTCGTGCTATAGTTATGCCTTGTGTTCAAAGTTCACGTAGAAAGTTGCCTCTTCTATCACAGTGTTTGATGACACTGAGGTAGCGTATCGTATAAAATTACTGACGTCTGTTAATGCCATACCGTTTCCAGTCCATGTGGATCTGCTGCGGCTTAGTTCTGTGTCCAGTCGATCAGGAGTGATCAACGTGGTTCGAAACTTTACTAAATTTTGTTTGAATGCGTGTGTGCCTTGTCTACTGGCATGTGCCAGTGCTGCCTTGGCCACACGATATGTTTCAAATCTAGGCTCAGGCGCCACAATGTGTTTCTCGCCCACTGACCCAATGTTAAAAATGTGTCCAGACTTGCCGGCTGTTTTCCAAGCATCGTACACAGCAAAATACAACTGTGCCTGACCAAAGTCGGCCCACAACTCCTGGGGAGGCCCGTCAAATGCATTGTTTACAAATACATCGTATTCCAAACTCAATACAGCAAGCTCATGTGTGTTGAGATTGATGTCAAATCCGTTGACACGGCTTGCACTGTCAGCAGCAAACACATCCACCAGTTGCTCGCCCAGTCCTCGTTTACCACCAGTTACCAGCATTTTCATCTTGATTGATCCCATACTTTTGTAAATTTTTCACCACAGGTCATTGCACATTCAAACAGTCTGTTGTTATTGCCAAATGATGCCACCAGATCCTGCCAGAAGTTGTTGGAAAATATTTCTGGCAATGTCTTGTTGTGTATGCTTAGATTGTCTAGCCCATAACGTTCTAAAAATTCACGCACTTGATTTTTACCATCTACTGTGCTCAATGAGTTTGCACCAGGTAATGTGCCGTCTCGAAATCTTGCATCATACAAGTTGTGATTGAAAAAATTACAAGGTAATACCATACCTTCAGCATTGATAGCCACTTTACGTCCCATCAATGCATCGCACTTGATTGGTGTATTATCGAAATATTCTCCAACATCTTTGTATTGCTGTTTGAGATTGGGCAACGATTGCATGCTACGATTTTGATATTTTTCATCAGTGGGCGGTTCTAGCACATAATCAGCACCGGCAACAGGCCACGAATCCATTGCAGTCATTGTGGCGTGATTCAAAAATCTACCAGTACGACGAATCAACACATTGTAGAATCCCATGCTGCGGCCCAGTTGTTGAACTTGATCAACTTGATGTTCGTTGTGTCGGAACACAATAAAGTTCCATTGTGCTCGCCCACCAGCTGAGATAAACGCCTGTGCATTAGCAATCGCGTTGTTGTATTTTACATTCTTTCTATACAGATGTAAAGTATCTTCTAACCCGTCTATGCCAAAGTCTATTTGCCCATAACCGTCAATGATTTTTGCAATTTCTGTCCAGTACTCAGGATCATGTACTCCACCATTGGTGTGTATGTACAACCACAGGGTGGGGCTCTTACTTCTAAAGTCACGCAATATGTCCAAGAAGTCTGGATGCATTATGGGATCACCATAACTGCCACAAAAAAACACCTGTCGTAATTGCTCACACAACTTGGTGTCAAACGCCCGGTCAATGGTCACACGTGGCAAGTGTGTGAGTGGCATGTAAGGATTGATTCCCACTCCCAAGTTATTTCGAGGGCACTGTGGGCAGGCAGCATTGCAATATGTTGTGATTTCAATTTGATATTCAGTAATGTTGTGGTAATTAAACATCAGGTAAATTCTCAAAAATATTTTTAATTTCTTCAAGCACCTGATGATTTGTTTTGAAAATAGTATTGCCCAATTGTGGTCCTGGGCGTCGAATATCAATCAACCATTTCACAGCAGGAGTTGCAAATTCCAGTACCCATGTGCCATTATGTCCCAAGTACAAATTGGGACATATTGCATACGGCTCGTTGTCGGCTTTGTGTAGATACACAGGAAAAAATTTGCCCAACCATAATTCACTGGTCAGTGGAACATGGTCCAGTTGTATTCCAACTATTGCCACATGTTTGTCTATAGCAATACTGCCATCCGGCTTGAGCACATGATCATGCACAGTTTTACCATGATGTGTTATTTTCAATTGGTGATTGCCGTCGTCAAGCAACACATCAAACTCTAGACAGTCCTGTGCAATACCATCATACAACAGCATGTAGTCATCAATGGTGACCTTGATCCGTGGGTCGCCTAGACTGCGTTCTACATCAAAGTTCAGTTGCAGTTTCAATGCACCAACTCCTGAATTCTAGCCAGGCGTTCTTGATATTTGTCCATCAGCGTTTTGAGTTGGTCATCACCTTTCCAAAATGTGTACCCCAACTGTTCACAATGTTCTTGTACCTGTATCCTACGCATGATGCGTTTTTTATAAGTCAATTCAGGATTGGTTGCACACATCCAGTCTGACCCTTGCGGCGGCTGATTGTTGATGCCAATTATGTTCAGTGTTTCAGGATGGTCAAACATGGGGGTACCTTGTTCAATGGTCAGCGTGGTGCCTAAGTTAACACCAATGACGGTGCCGTCTGCTACAAATCGTTGGTACTTGGTCAACATGTCCAATGATGCTTGATGGTCCTGTTCGGTCTCTGTGGGAAAGCCAGTTATCATTAAAAAATAAACTTGTATTTTGTTTTTGCTGTACTGTGCCATATTGTAGTCAAGATCGGTCATGGTAAAATCTTTACGCATGTCAGCCAACACTCGATCACTGCCGCTTTCAATGCCCAGTACCATGGTCTCCGCACCTGCTCGAGCCATGTGTTCAAAATCTACTGGTCTCATGGCCGTGTGTTTGCGCACAATAGCATGACTGCTGTAGGTGAAATATCGGTCCGGCAGATGATTTGATTCGTAGTAAGATATCAGTGCTTGATTAAACAATCTAAAATCTTTCATGCTGCCATTGCATAATGCATCATGAAAAAAGAAATCTCTCACGCCATATTGCTCGTAATAATGAATCATTTCGTTGGCCAGCTGCAAGCCTGGTTTGATTCGAAAGCCACCTTGCACTGTTGGGATATCACAAAAAACACATTTTCTGACACAACCTCTAGAACTTTCTATTGGCAGCACGCCATTTTGGCTGCTGTTTTTGTATGCCAGTACATCAAAATCACCAAAGTCCATTACCGGGTGACTGGAAATATCACTTAGCTGTGCAAAAAAATCAGTGTCTATGCCGGCAACATTGTAGTTGCCTTGTATAATTGCTGGTATAGTTGTTTCAGCTTCGCCACGTATCCAATGGTCAATCAAATTGCGTTGTTTGAGGTAATGTGCAAAAGTTGGGCGGTCAGCAAAACTTCCGTTTTCTTCACGGATCAGTCCTTGCCCGCCTATGATAACTTCACATGTGTATTGCACTCTAAATTTTTCTAGAAACTTTTCAGTAAAACGTTGTGCTTGCCAACTGAACACGCTAATCAACAGTTGTCTGGGTTGATATGTAGAAATTAATTCAATCCAGTGTTGAATGAGCTGATCAAATAGAATTTCAGCAGATGCACTGAGTTGTTTGTTTTTGATAAACAAGTACTCGTCAATCTCATTCCACAACACAGGATCACATTGTTGTTGAAATCTTGTAAAATAATCTAAATTTATATCTAGACATTTACTTGTAATGCCATACTTGTTGAATATTTGTTTAATAATAGCAGGAGCAGCCGCAGGTCGTACTGCTGCCTTTCTTGGTACTGTTAAAATTATTGCATGGGCCATATTCGTTAAGCTATATCTAGGTCCGTACTGTAACTGGTAAATCCATTTTCTTTCACTACCTTGAGTATGTTCTCCACACGCCCAGCCAGCTCATCTCTGTGTGATACCAACCAAACGCTCTTGTTGCGCTCACGTGTCATTTTCTTCAACAGTGCTAACGCATTCTCCACACCCTGTGTGTCTAAGCCAGAGTCAATCATTTCGTCAATAAACAAGATGTTGATTGGTGAGTACAAACTTTCCCATACATCACGGAACGCCCATGACATTGATAATATCAGTCTATTGCGTTCACCACGACTCAGATTGTCAAAGTCTAGTTCACGACCCAGTTCTTCAATGCTCACACTCAGGTCGTTTTGAAATTTCACTGTATGCGGTAATCCAATTCTATCCAAGTACCACGTGAGCCGTGCATTCAAATAACTCAAGTTCTGATCAATAATCTTTTTGCGAACAAAACTGTCTTTGCTGGTGAGCAGTTTCAACAAGAACTCTTGATGGTCCTGTACTCTAGTGAGATCATTCAACTGATCATAGGTGACAGTTTGTAGAGCTTGATGTTCCATGTCAGAGATTTGATCAGTGTAAGGATCTGACTCGGCTTT